GTGGGCTGAATATCCGATTCCACCGCCTCTTCTTTCCTGCTAACGTGCGTGCTCTGATGTCTTCCACGACAACATCGGTCACCGGATACAGCCCGGAGAGAAACCGGATCATACGTAGTTTCCACTGCCAGCGGGCGTGCGTGCTCGGAGGAGCACCTGGCTTCTTCAACTGGCCACGGTTCGGTCGGCACGCCCGGTACGGGGTAGTGCGCTGCCGTCTGGCGCGTCGCAGGGTGCGACGTGTTTCGACAGCATCTTTGACGTGCGTGACCGCATCAGCCTGCACGTTCAGAATCGTATGCGCCTCGGAGACGACCGAATAGCCTTCCTTCTTGCTTCCCGGATCGACACCGATGACGACCTGCTGGGTGTCGCGCCCGCTCGGCTCCCGGTTGAGCCTGATGCACCAGACGCCTTTCCGCCAGAACGGAGTGGCGTCCCCGCGCCCGATCAACCGCATGGCTCGATGTTTCTTCGTCGGCATCAGCGGGGTCCGCCCGTCGATGTCCATCACTGGCACTAGCATGGCTTACGCCTTCCTGTTTACGCACCTTCCACACTCCTGATCCGAGAGGCCGATGGCTAGGTGGGCACCTACGGCGTCGTTCGGGCTGCCATGCCCAGATCAACAGTCAACTTTTCAGTTTTGTGTAGTCAACGTTTTAATTGCTTCAGCGGTTGGCCCGCCTCCCCAAGCCCGGCCCTTCAGGGCCGGGTTATTGACCTTTAACAGTTTCTTCATCACTGGTGGCAACTGGAGATACCTTTGCCCTGGTTAATTCTCCCTGTAGGATCGGAAGAATGGTGAACAGTGCTACGATGAATGCGCTGACGGCATCACTGTAACTGGATGAAACAATAATCCCCGCCGCTGCTAGCAGTCCGACAATGGCCAGCCAGAGTGCTCTCACCCTGGCTGGTTCAATTGCTGAGAATGCCTTGATGTAATCCTTCAACGTGTTCTCCTACTGGTTTGTAACATGGCCATTATTTGCTCCCAGGCGGTTATGGTGAGTGAGCCGTCCGGGGAGGCGATCTGATACATCGCTTCACTTTGTGCAGCGTAACTGGACACCTCTCGAAGGATTTCAGCCTTGGCGTTCTTCCATCCTGGCTGAACTGGGGGGACGATCAGCGCACCGCCACGGAATGTCGGATTGACGATATGTCTGACGGATGTGCGTTCGGTGAGGTGGGCGCAATGGGTTTTTACGTCGGCATATGGGTATTCGTTCCCGCATCCGGTTGGTCCTGTACAGCGGAGGTGGGTTCCGCGACACTCCATTGAGAGTGCCAATGTCTGTGTCTCGTTGGCGTTCTCTACCATTGCTGCTTCTGCTGGGAACAGGTGTGACCAGATGCCGGACAGGGTTCGGATGACGAGGTTATCGCCGGAGGCGGCTTGCTCTTGTCGGTTGAGGGTGGTCCGTTCGGTTCCCAGGAAGAATCCCACAGGTCTCCAAAATTTGTGGACCATGTTGAGTGGTGCGTACTTGATGGTGTATTCAGCCATTTCCAGGTCTCCTGCGGTCCAGAATTGACCGTTGGAGTTCGGGTTGTCGGCCTCAACAAAATTTCCGGTAATCCACTTGATGAACGGGTTTCCCTTGTCTGGAATGAGGGAGGCGATGTCCGGGCCGGGTTCGATGAGGCTGGCCTGAGTGATGATGTAGTCTCCACTGTCCAGCGACAGGACGCTGATCTCGTTCATGCTTTAGGCTCCCTGGGATTTTCGTCAACAACACCAGGTGGCCGTCCCACTTCCTTTGGAATTTGTTTCGGTGTCTGCTTCATGTTTTGCGGCTGCGTGTTGTCTGACTGGTACGGGTTATTCATCGGTGAGGAATGCGGAGTTGCTGACTGGAAAACCTCATCGTAAAGGTCACGCTCACGGGCGCGTCGCAACACTTCGACATCCTGATCGAATTCGAGTTCTTCCAGGGCTGTTTCTCGTGAGACATCTCCCCGGTCGCGAAGTTTCAGGATTTGGGTGAAGATTTCGGAACGGAAATCGAGAGTAATTCGCTTCGGATTGAATACGAGACTCGGGGATTCACCGAGTTCCGGGTTGAGTTCCCGAATTCTGCCGAAGATTTCACGCTCCAGGAATCGCACCATCATGTGTCGTCTGGATTCGAGGCCACGAGCAACGATGCGACTCATTTCAGAAACGCCAGAGCCGCTGGCGGTCCCTGTTGAACTGATCGGACTGAACGTTTGAAGCGCCTTAAATACGAGGCGACTGTCAAGGACCTGCCATCGACTGTCCGTCAAGATATTGTCCAGGTTTGGTGAAACGATTTCGACATGCAGTCGATGGTCTCCGACGAGGACCGGAAGTCTGGCGATAACTTTGGCTTGCTCTTTCAGGTTATCCAATTCGGCATTCTTGGCCGGGTACTTGTCACTACCCTTGGTGATGACGACGATGAAGTTTGAATTTCCGATGAGTACGGCACGGTCTGAATTTCTCAGATGGTGTTTCATTTCGAGGAGTGGAATGATGGAACGCAGTCGGACCTTTGCAAATCGCTCGTATTGCGCCCTGGTGAGGGTGTGACGGTGAACGTTTCGCATGGTCCAGAGCCGGTTCGGACTGATACCTAATTCGCCGCAGAGGGTTAGTTCCTCGTTGGTGGGGGAGTATCTGCCAACGATCATGCTCGGGAGGTGGCCTGCATGAAACAGTGAGTCTTCTTCGTCTGAGGCGATGTAGGCGAGGGTTTCCCGGTTGAACATAAGAGGGCCAACTGGGAGAACTTTGATCGGCTCTAGGATGGTAAGCGCAACTGGTACTTTGAGTACGTATTCTTTTCTGCGTTTCCGGCGTTGCTTCTCTGACCCTCCGAGTGCTTCGACCGGTGAGTCACGGACCCGGTAGGTGCGGGTTCCCCATTCGATCCCGACGTACACCTGGGAAACTTTGAACAATTCTCGCGCAATTTCACGGAGACGTGAGTCGAGGTCGATTTCTGCGGCCCACTGGTTCCATACGTCCTGTTGGTCCTGGTCGTATGTCTCGAAGCGGCAGCGTTGGAACATGAGACTTTCAGTGACGTCGGAGAGGGTGCTGAGGATGTCGTCGTTCTCGACGGCCCAGGCTGCCTGTCCGATGTCAGCGAATTCGTGTTGGGCTTCGTCCCATCTGTTTCGGTGGAACATGGTGACGCTGGTTGCGGCTGTTCCGCTACTCATTTGCTGAACTGATCGGGTCCATTTTTCGATAACTGAAGCAATTTCCTGGTTGCTCTCGATTTCCTTGATTACCGTTTCCGGGTATCCTGATTCGTTGATGTATGTGATGTTTGGCTCAAACACCGCCGGTCTCCATTCTCCAGTCGAATTCCATCACGGAGTGAAGGCGACTGGCTATCGTGTACTGGTATTGAAGGTCAGAGAGAACTGGTTCGAGTTCTTTGATTCTGATTGGTTCCCATTGGCGTTGGAAGTCCTCTATTCGTCGTATTCTGGTTCTCAGTTCAGAAAGTCTTGCTGAGTGCTTGGAACATGAGTGCATCACCTCGTCGGGTCGCATTGTGTGATAGTCGCGCATATCCCGGTAGGCGTGGTCGATTTCCGCTCTTACGTCCTCAATGGAACAGCCTACAACGTTATTCTGCTGAGAGTACACATTTGCTTATCGGACGCTTACGTGAGTTTACGTACTGCTGTTCTTCGCTAGTGAGAGAAAACATGTCGTAAAGTTCACTATCGTTGAGTTTCCGGTCATGTGGGATGTTTGGAAGCGTGGCAAACACCTTCTCGTTTCCGAACCCTGACCACTTGGCGGTCCTGTAGAGGTAGTGCATCAGGCTGAGGTTCAGGTTATGGGCCAGGTTTTCTCCGTGCTCCTGGGACTGAACAGGAACGTAGTAGCCCATGTCGGTGCAGCCCATTGTTTCATCATAGAACGGTATCGTGTTTCCGCTTCTTGTCCACATGACCTTTGGGGTTTCGGCCCAGGGCTGCTTGATTGAGGACCACCAGACCTGGCGATTGGTGTGGAATACCGGGTAGACGTGTTCTTCTGTTCGCGTTCGGGACAGGGTGGTGCCATTTCGGGTGATGCGGTTATGGCAGGTGACGTAATCCCAGTGAACATCCAATTTGTCCTGGGTGTCAAAGATGGCTTTGCGGTGGATGCTAAGCGAAACAGCGTTCAGGTCGTTTGGGAGGTAGGGGGTGGAATGGTCAATTTTCACTGAGCCTTGGACGCCGTTTCCGGTGACGAATGTCAATCCGGTGGATGGTTGTCGGATGATCGCATAATCGGAGAATGTTGACCCAACGCCCTGAAAGTGCCTTTCGGTATCAAGGTTGATGTACACGGTGTCGCATTCCCTCATCAGTTGAAGCACTTGACTGACGGGACTGAATGATCCTGGCGACACCTGACAGAGCAGTCCACCATCTTTTAGCAAACTGAACGAGAATTTGGTGAATTCGATCCACAGTTTACGGTGATGATTCCATTTCAATTCCGATGGGTTGCGAAATGGCGGATTGGAAAGTACTACATCAAAAAGCATACCCTAAGTACGACGGGTTCCTAGTACGATAGGAAACTGTCGAACACTGGTGGTTCCTCTTTTGGTTGGATGACTACCGACATTGCCTCAATTCGTTCCTGCTGGTGGGCTAGGGCGGCCATTCGTGCGGCATCCAGGCAGTGAAATTTTCCCTTGTTGAAGAGTTTTCGACCATATGGGTCGGTAACGGATTTACTCAGGACGTAGGTCTGTCCCTGAAATTCCCTGATGAGGTCGATGTCCCAGGGGAGGTGGATTTCTCCTTCGTCAACGAGTGATCGCAGATAGTCGCTGCTGACCTCTAGAACGCTCCCGGTAATGGGTTTTCCGAGCGGGTTGTCTGGATCGTCGTTGCCCTCTGCTGGGGGTTCATATCCGGTGATGATGGATGAGTTGAAGACGTATCCCCGGATGGCGTCGGAGAAGCCTGGAATCTTGCTTTCCTTAATCTCCGAGTATATAGGAAGTCCGATTCCGGTCCTATCAAGGCCGAAAGAGCGGATCTTGTAAAATTTCCACAGATGATGAAACACTGCCCGCTGATCCGGTGACGAGATCCGCTCCAAATGAACACGACACAACGCCTTAATACGCTTCTTCCCCTTGACGACCTCCTCCCCGAACACGAGAATTTCGGTGGGATGTGACGTCAACCCGATATCAGCACCAGCCCACGTTTTCTTATACTTCTTGTGCGCCTCAGGAAGGGTGATAAGCGACTCAATGGACTGTCCAGACTCACGCAGTCGTTCCTCGTTGATCCTGAATGACTGGTACTCCATCGTGTTGTACACGGAATCCTGGTCCTGGTCAACGCAGTTGAGTAGGCGGGAGAGGACGAACAGCGACGATTGGGCGTCTCCGTGAAGCCCAAGGATGTTCCGACGATAGTCGGGATGGTTGATCGAGCCGTACATTTCCGACTTGGCTTGACGTTCCTCCTCGGTCCAGTCGGGACGGTGCATGGCGGTCCATTTGTGAACGGTCCACCCTGATCCTGGTTGGGTGAGTTGATAGTAGCGATCTCGGACTCCTCGTGAGACGCCGTGTGTTCTCCACTGGGAGTTGTCGTTACCAAATTTTAGGGTTTCGGTGAGTTCGACGTACCCGGCTTCGGGATAGTCCTGGCCTTCGTCGAGTTCGAGTTTCATTGGGTGCATCCCTTTGACTCCACGTCCGGTGATCTGTGGGATGCGTCCGACTATCTTGGCCCCGTTTCGGAAGCGTGCTTCGAATGGTTGGTGGCGGATTCCGTTTCCGGCTCCGGCTCGTTGCAGGAAGTCTCTGGTGATTCGCGAGGAGAGGATGCGTGCTTCTACTGATCGCGTAATTGGGTCGAGGTGGACCATTTCTGGGGCGGTGAGGAGCATTTCTTCGCCTGGGTTGGTGAAGGGGAATACGAATGCTCGCATTTGGATGCCGTTGGAGTTGTGGGTGGGTATCCGACCCAGACTGGCGAGGTAGAGGTGACTGTAGGAGTCAACTTCGATGCAACGTACTGGGACTGATGGCACTTCGTTCACTGACCAGATGCGTCGTTCTCCGATGCTGTGGTTGGGTTCTCCGTTGGCCCAAAGTGTTTCTGCGATTTGTCGGGTGGTTCGTTTTC